ACTCCCTGGCCCAGGTTCCGACCTGGCGCTGGATGTACCAGCCCAGCGAGCCGTCCCCGACGACGGTGACCATGTCGCCGCGTTTGTTCGTGGCGGCGGCGGAGTAGTAGTCCTTGTCGTCGGTGGCGGTGATGCCCTGGCCGATGAACTTGTCGGAGGCGTTGGGGTCCAGCGCGAAGCGGTACGTGCCGGCCGGCGCGTTGATGTAGAACGTGTACGTGACGCCGACGACGGTGGCCGGCAGCGTCGCGTTGGCGTCGGCGGCGACGGCATACGTCTTGCCGCTGTCGTTGGCGGTCAGCGTCACGTTGCCGGTGATGGCGGTTGCCGTCACCTTCGGGCCCACGTCCGACGCGATCACCATCACGTCCACGTCGGAAGCGGCGGCGGCGGCCGCCGACAGGGCGATCGCCGACGCCCGCGACCGGCAGGCGGCCCCCGTGCCGAGCACGTAGGCGTAGCCGCTGGTGCCGCTGGTGAGCAGGTCTCCGACCGCGATCGCCTCCCCGCTGGTCACCGTGGTGCGGGTGCCGGGAGGTGCGTAGCGGGTGATGGCGTTCGCCGCTGCGGTAAACTCGCAGACGCCGACGACGTTGTCCGTGGCGGCCGTCGAGGCGACGATCGTATTGGCCGCCGACAATTTGACGAAGGTCTTGGCGGTGACCCCGCCCGAGCCGGCCGTGGCCGACAGGGCGCCCGTGACGGGCCCGGCGGCCGGGGCCATCGACATCCAGCTCAGGCCGATCGAGATCACCAGCACAATCGCGGCGGCGCTGATCGCCGCCAGAATCCTCGTGGGGGTCCAGTTGTGTTTCCGGTTCATCTGTATTTCTCCGTAAGGTTTTGGGGTTGGGATTTCACCGCAGAGGGCGCAGAGATCACAGAGGCGGGGGGACGGTCTTGCTGCCTCTGAGCTCTCTGCGCCTCTGCGGTCATCGGTTTCAGTTCCTCTGGTTCCGTCCTACGCGTGGCAGACGCAGCGGACCACGGCGTCGGCGTCCTTGAGGGCGGCATGGGCGTAGGCGATGCCCCGCAGGACGGTCATGTCCTCGTTGAACTGGACGTGCTCGCTGGTGGCCAGCTCGATCCCGCCCATCTCGCCGAACAGGTACGCCAGGCGGAGGTCGCCGAACGCGCCCCACGGGACCGCGGCGGTCGCGGCGGCGGCCGCCGGGAACCGCTGGCAGATCTTGTAGGGGTAGCCGTCGATCGTGTTCGGCTCGCCGTTGGAGCCCCGCTCGTAGAGCGGCGTGCCCACGGTGCTCTTGAGGTTGCGGAGCGTCCGCTCGGCGGACAGGCTCATCATCCAGTACGGGTCGGTGACGTAGTCCTTGGCCATCCCGGCGATCACGGCCCCGACGTCCGTGCCGTCGTAGGTCACCAGCGTGGTGTGGGCGGCGGGCGTGATGGCGGAGATGTCCGTATCGTGCAGCAGGCCGTCGATGTTGCCGTAAGCGGCCGTGCCGTCGCCGTTGACGATGCAGTTGTCGAACGCGTAGGCGATCGCCCGGACGATCCAGAGGCCGAGGCGCTGGCCGAGGGCGGTCAGCAGCGTCGGGTTCTTGAAGAACTCGTTCGGCACCGGCACGCGGACCGCCCACTTGACGGGCCTCAGCGGGACCGTCCCGAAGGTCGGCGCGGATTTCTCGATCGTCGCCATGGCGGCCGTCGGGTAGGCGGTCAGCTCGCCGGTGAGCTTCGGCCAGTCCGTGCTTCCGGTGGTGACCAGCGGGACGCGATCGCACTGGGTGAACAGCACGCCCACGGCCTCCATCGCCGTGATGAGGTCGGCCATGTACATATTGGCCACCAGCGCCCCGCCGGAGGCGGAGACGGCGGGGTCCATGTCCTTGGCCATCGCCTCGGCCATCTCGCGGGTGCGTGCGGCCACCAGCTCGTTGTAGCGGGGCGTCTGGCCGAACAGCTGACGGCAGGCCATCGCGGCGAAGCCCTCCGCGTGGTCCGCGTACCGGAAGACCTTGCCGACCTTGAGGAGGCTGGTCACCTCGTCGTGGTTCATCACGACGATCCGGTTGTTCTCGGCGCGGAGGCCGAGTTTTTCCAGCTTGCTCTGGCGGGTGGCCATCGCGTCGATGTCGGCGCGGAGCTGGGCGAGCTGCTTGGTCAGCTCGGGCGTGCCCGCGTAGCCGCGCGCCTCGTCGGTGGCCAGGAATGCACTGGCCGCCTGGAAGTGGCTGGCGAGCACGGCCTCGTCGCGTGCGCCGCCCTTGGCGTACTCGCCCGCGAGCTGCGTGAGGAGATTGACTAGTTTTTCCATGAGTCGGTTCCTTGTGTACGTCAGTTGTCGGAGTGGGTTTCAAACACGGACAGGGCCTTCTGGCAGGCCCTCGCCGCTTCCGCTGTGGCGGCCCTTAGCGAGGCCTCCGCCGCCGTCGATTCAGCCCCGTCATCATCCGGATCGGCCAGGTCGCCGTCGGCGTCTCCGGAGGGGTTGATCGTGTCAGGCGCGGAGGCCTTGAGTAGGTCCAGTGCATCGTTGACGGCCAGCAGCACGCGGCCGAGTATTCCGTCCACCTGGTCGGGAATTTCCTTCAGTTCCGCCAACGCCTTGATCTCCGGGCAGTCGGCCAGCTGCTCGGCGACGGCCTGGCCGACGAGCTTCTTGAGTTCGTCGACGGCCTTCGCCTCGTCGGCCTGGCCGAAGAACTTGGCGGCAAGCTGCTGGAGGCTCTGGCGGTTGGAGGGGACGGCCACCGCGGAGATCTCCAGCAGCTCGATCTCGACGTAGACGCGGAGGCGGTCGGCCGTCTCGAGGCCGGCGCGGCGGACGGGCTCGGCGATCTCGGGGAACTCACGCAGCAGTTCCCCCACGGTCCCCGAGACCCACTTCGTGGGGAGAAAGCCGATCGAAAACGCGTGACCCTTGCCCGCCGGGTCGGAGGCCAGCCGCCACCACTCGTCGGCGATCGCCGTCATCGCGTAGCGGAACAGGCACTCGACCTGGTCGGCGGAGATCCGGCCGGACATCACCCAGCCGATCTGCGTGGGGCCGGCGTCGGCGGAGCGGTGGGTGTGCTGGCCGAGGAACGGCGCCGACGAGCCGAGGAACCGGGTCCAGTCCTTGGCGAACGCGGCGGGCAGGATGATCTCGCCGTCGCGGTCCAGCTCGATCGTGCTGGCCACGCCGGTGACCGTCCGCGCGTCGGCGTTGACGGATCGCGTGTATCCCTTGACGAATCGGTCCTTCGCCAGCTCGCTGTCGGCGGGGATGGCGCCTTTTTCGATGGTCATATCTGTTCTCCGTCGGGGGAGGGGGAATCAACCGCAGAGGGCGCAGAGGACGCGGAGGGTTGGGAGCTCGGGCCTGTGGGTTGTGACTTCGCGCGGGCGCCCGCTGTCGGACGGGCGTTGACCCGCCCTGGTTGGCTTTCGCCTGTTCGGCTCGCAAGGTCCTTCCCCTCCGCGTCCTCTGCGTTCTCTGCGGTTAGATTCTTCTTCCATTCGGCCACCGCCGCCGGATCGGCGTAGCCGGTGCAAAGGGCCTGCTCGACGATCGCCGGGCCCGCCGGGAGGTTCGAGCCGGCGGCGAGCCGCTTGCCGGCGACGATGCACTGGCAGTTGATGATCTCGCCGGGAGGCCCCGCCGGGTCGCGCGGGTAGCGGAGGGGCTGGCCGTTGACGATAAAGGGCTGGCCGACCGGCTTGGGCTCGGCGCGGTAGCGGTGCTCGGCGGCCACGTGGCCGGGCCGGCGTTCGCCGGGGCCGCGAGAGTGGATCCAGATCTCGTGCGTGGCCCACCGCTGCCGCGCGAGGCTCTGGGCGCCCGAGTTCGCCTGGCCGACCGAGTTCCGCGCGATCGACACCGCCTGGCGGCGGCGGAGCTGCGCGACGCCCTGGACGCGGTCGGCGAGGGCGTTGATGGATTCGCCGGCCTGGAGGCCCTCGGTCAGTTCGGCCCTCAGCACGGCGCGCGTGCGGTCGTTGACCAGGCTCGTGATCCGGATGGTCTCGGATTGGATCTGCACGATCAGCTGCGGGTCCGCCGTGAGCTGGCGGAAGGCGGTCTTCAGGGCGTCGCCGGCGAGCCCCATCTGCGCGAGCGCCTGGTAGATGCCCTGCTCCTTGGCCTCGACCAGGAACGCCCGCACGCGGGCGCGGAACGCCGCGAGGTCCTTCGGCTCGTCGAACACGTCCATCAGCACCCGCGCGACGTGCGGGTCGATGGGGGGGTTGACCGGTTTTTCGGAGGGGGAATTAACCGCAGAGCCCTTCGGCGGTGAGCTCAGGGCCGAACCGGGCGCAGAGGGCGCGGAGGGGGATCGCGATTTTGCTGGGACTCCGCCTCCCGAACCATCGGTACTCTTCTCTGCGTTCTCTGCGACCTCTGCGGTTAATCTCCTCTTCAACGCCGCGATAACGAGCCGTTCCTGGGCGCTGAAGTGGTTGCGGAACATGCGGGCCATCCGGTCGGCCAGCGGCCGGATGGACCGGTCCCAGAGCCTCCAGAGCTGCTCGGCGTGCAGGGAGTCCGCTTTGGCGGAAGGGGATTTAACCGCAGAGGGCGCAGAGGACGCGGAGGGGGAGCGAGATTTTGCTGAGACTCCGCCTCCCAAGCCATCGGTTCTCTTCTCTGCGTTCTCTGCGCCCGGTTCGGCCCTGAGCTCACCGCCGAAGGGCTCTGCGGTTAAATCCCCCTCCGGCGGCGGGGCCTCGCCGGGGTTGGGGCTCGGCTGGCCCGCCTCGTCGGCGCGGACGAGGTTGATCGGCAGGTAGCCGACGCGGAGCTCGGGGCGGTCCTCGAGGCCGAGGTTGTACAGCTCGCTCAGCTCCGCCAAAGGCACGCCCTTGGCCCAGAGCTTGTCGACGGCGTCGAGGTTGGAGTTGCGGATCTTCTGATAGGCGGGGACCTCCTCCAGGTCCGCCCAGACCTCCTGTCCGCCGGCGAAGCGGCGCGCCAGGTGGACGGTCAGCGCCTCGGCGATCTCGCCGACCAGCGGGGCGATGGTGGATTGCAAAAACCACTCCTGCTCGCTCTGGACGTAGGCGGTGCTGTCGCCGGAGGTGCCGAAAAATCCCGCCACGCTGGGCGGCACGCGGAAGGCCGCGCAGATCTCGATCCGCCAGTTTTTTTTGCCCACCTCGAACTGCATGTCCGCCATCGTCGACGCCACCGACTGCCACTTGAGGCCGCCCCAGAGCGTGGCGAACGTCCGCGCGTTCAGCGGCCCGGCGTGCCTCTGCATGAAACTCGTGCGGATCTGATCGTCGGCCTCGGCGTCGAAGGGCTCATCCGACTGGAGGATGCCGCCGGGCTCGCAGTTGTTGCCGAACATCGCGGCGTTGTAGAGACTTGCGTTCCAGTCCCCGACCACCGAGAGGTTCGCCGGCGTGATCGGCGAGAGCCCCAGGTCGGGATCGTCGGGATTGAACAGGTGCAGCGTGATGCACTCGTCCAGAGGCAGCGGGATCCGCTCGCCCTTCGGCCCGCGTATCTCCCAGCCGATCAGCTCGCGGTGGGGGCTGTTTTCGTCGTACTTGGGGACGGTCCGCGAGCCGGGGATCAGCACCATGCTCTTGGGGCGCCGCCCGACCATGTCGTCGAAGACGACGTGCACGCGGCCGCAGGCGTACATCTGGCCGACCATCCGCTTGCGGAACTGTCTCTGCGTGAGACCGCCGCCGGGCGATTCCAGGAGGGCCCACAGGTCGCCCGATTCGACGATCTCGCCCTCGCGGGCCTTGACGGCGGGCCCGCCGGCGAACCGCTTGCGGGCGGCCGGCCGGCCCGCGCGGACGCGGGCGTGGCCCCACAGTCCCCGCGTTCCGTCGGCGCGGCCGGCGGAGATGCGGAAGGGGATCTGGCCGGCCGTCTCGGCGAGCGCCGTGATGCAGGCGTTGACCCACAGCGACCGCGTCGCCGGCGACCGCGGCCCTTCCAGGCGCGAGCCGATCGCGTGCTCCATGCCGGCGTTCCAGAGCTGGGCGTACTGGCTGAGCGTGACGTCCTTCGCCGCGCCGACCGGGGCGGGCATCAGGTCGGCCCCCGACCCCCGCCAGGTGAGTGGGCTGACGATCGGGCCGAGTTCCCCATCGATCGGATGCCGGATTGTCTGGCTTATCGCGGTCATATCCGAGGGCCTCGTTCCACCGCAGAGGAGGGGAGGGATTCAACCGCAGAGATCGCAGAGGTCGCAGAGGGGGAAGTTGATTTTGCTGGGACTCCGCCTCCCAGACCATCGCAGCTCTTCTCTGCGCTCTCTGCGCCCTCTGCGGTTGAATCCCTTCTCGGTATCATGCCGTTTGCCTCCAGAGGCTGACGTACGGTCGGGCCGCGACGATTCCGGCGGCCTTGAGCGACAGGGCGTTGGAGTACGCGATGTCGCAGTGGCTGTCGGCCAGCAGCGGGTTGTCGCTCTCGGCCAGGCGGAGCTGGTCGGCGGCGCCCTCACGCTGGATGGCGTAGAGGTCCGTGTGGATGTACTTGTGCTCGCCGTCGGACGGAGGCAGAAGCTGCGAGCCCTCGTCGTAGGCGGTGGCCAGCAGGCTTCCCAGCTCGCGTTTCGATTTCGCGGTGAAGTCCACGCCCTGCCAGCGGCTCCCGAAGAGCGTGGTCAGCGTCTCGTTGGAGTCCATGCCCAGTCCCGTGGCGTCGCCGCAGCCGACGGCGCGGCGGTTGGCCTGCATGGCGGTGCGGATCACCGTCCGCTGGAGTGCGAATTCCGTGCGGGCCATCAGCACCAGCCACCGCAGGCGGCGTATGCCGCCGGGCCCCGCGACGTTGACCCACAGGCTCGACAGGTCCGAGCGGCGGGCGACGTCCCAACCGAGCTCCGGCCGGCCCGTCACGCCGGCCAGGCCGTCGAAGAAGTCCTCGCGCCACCCGTTGCCGTCGGTGATCCGGAGGCACTCGAACGGCAGGTCGCTCTCGCGGCTGCCTGCCGCCACCAGCTGGGCCCACTTGACCAGCGCCTCCATGTCGCCGGTGAACTCGCAGAGGTACTCCCGCCGCCAGCCGGCCGGATCGCCGTAGAGCCTCTGGAAGACCTCCAGCGTGGTCGGCTCGCCCTGGTTGCCGCCGAGCACGAACCCTTCGGCCACCGAGTCGAGGATCGTCTGCAGGTGCACCGAGTACACATCCGGCTGGCTGAACAGCTCGAAGAACTTGCTGTTCTTGCCTCGCGGGGTGGAGATGACGATCACCTGG